GCTCGCGCAAGCCCTCGGAGCATACTGACCTTGTCAAGCAACAGCGTGAAGAATTGAGAGTTTCTGGACATATCGGACATTTATTTTCTCCAAGCTCTAATGTATTCCACTATACGCTCCACATCTGTGGATAACTCTGCATCGATGTAAAGCTGTTCGATGTCCAGGGCTAAAGCTTCGAGCCATTGATGCTGGAATTCACTCATGGCTCAAAAGTCTCCAATTGCACTACGCCCATGATTCCACAGCCGTGACATTCAGCCACCACTTTGTCAGCTGGCATGCGATCCTGGAAGTCACGCACTATGGAATGCTCAGTCTTGACCTTACAGATTCGACAGAGAAGATTCAGCATAGCTCGATGATTTCTTAAATGTGTCAATAGATCGCAGATGTATTTGACCAACCCACCATGATGAATCTTTGGTCGATTTGTAGCGGTCATTTTTAGCAATTGAGACTGGAATCCAGCCCCGAATGCTATAAGTCGGACATGACCCAGTGACCAGAATTGCAATATCAGTTGACCTGTCGCGTGGCACGATAATCAAAGAGCCTTCAGAGTAGCGTGTCCATTTCACTTCAATGTTAGAGCCCACATCAGCTGATGCCTTAAATCGCTCATCGCCAAGATCGCCATAATTGAGCCCTAGATATTCGCCCACGACCATTTCAGCTGCAATTGATTCCATCTGGACTTGGCAGAATTCAAAGAAGTTGCCCTTCATGCGCTTCCAGTCACCTGGATTGTCAGCCTTGCGATCATATTGATCCATAAATTGTGGGTAATAGCGCTCGGCTCTTAATTGACCAACCTGACTGCACTTGATTTGTTGCTCAGCTGTCAATGTGTATTTCATTGCTCAAGCTCCTTTGGAGAGATCATCGTAATGTCCAAGCGCTGACCTGATATTGCTTCCAGCACCTTATTGCGACCTTCAGGCTGGAATCGTGTGCTGATATAGCTTGCCTTCTCGACAATTGTTATGAAGTCAAGAATCTCGCCAGTGCTAGCGTGCATTGCAACATCTTCAATGATAACTGTCTCTAGTAATAGCTTCTTATATGAATCACGCACTGATTGGACGATTTCTGTCGGTGCATTCTTTGCAACCCATTTTGTAAAAGCTGCCTCATCATTGATCTGTGCAACGCGCTTTGGCTTAATCAGCGAGACTTTGGCAATATCTTCACCTTCCAGGTTAGCCTTAGCCGAATCAGCGCCCACAGCTTCAAGTGCATCAGCGAATTCATCTCTGACACGCTCTTTGGCATCTTTGGCGCTATCAGCAATAACAGTGATGGCAGCTAGTTCAAGTGCTAAATCACGCAGGTTTCTCATCGCCCACGCTCCTGAAGATAATCTTGATAATCAGCTGGACTTAACCATTGCCCATCAACTTGCTTCCACCATATCGGTGGGCATTGATCCTGGCGTGACTTTGATGTGCAGGTGTAGCCATGATACGCCTTGCCCGTTTTGTCCGATGTGCCCGATTTCATCAGCATGTGTCCATGCTTGCAGACTGGTGACTGTGGGATCACTTCAGCGCCAAGCGTTGCCTGCAAGCTCTCAATGGCTTCAGACATTGATGGCACTGGGTTGCTCCAGGAATCAGTCTCACGCTTAGCCTTCATCTGTTCTAGCTCATATGCCGTTAAAAGGCTGTGAGCGGCATTCTGGGCGCTTTTGTGGTCATCTTCGATTCTTTGCACCTTCTCCATGTCTTGCCTCGTAGGACGGGCATCTGATGGCGTTAGAGCGCCAATCACGCGCCCATAGGCTGATGTCACGCAATTCTCGACCCACCAATTCGCATTGATCTTGGACGAATCGCGCACCTCGAATGCGTAATCGATAGCGGCAGGCTTCTCATCTTCATAATTGCGATACGCCAAAGCTTTGACCAATATGAAGCCCGCCTTGATGTCAATGTCTTCGATGTAGCATTCCAGGCGACCTGATGGGAATTCAGCTCTAAATCGCTTGATCCTGGCATTTACATCTTCATAATTCTCAAGATTCCATGCCACTATTCATCACCTACTTGAGAAGATTGACGATTCTTGCCGCGATAATAACCGCGTGAATAACCTTCGCCCCAGCCGTCACTGTGACCCTTACTGAATCCGATCATGTATGCCAAAGCCATCAAAGCCATACAGGTCAGAATGGTGCTTATACTCATGTTGAGTTCTTGCATTTTGTTGCTCCTGATTGAGAGACACATTCGGTCGCTCTGGGATCAGTGTGAAGCACATCGCTGACAGATTCAAGAAGCTTGCGTGGCGTTCGGCGTGTCTTCTCGCTTCTTTGACTTCAATCCATTGCCTGCCAATACACCGCCAAGAGCGCCAGTCAAGAAGATCGCCATAGTTTTAAGTAGATCAATGAAAGCTGCATCATTGGGAGCTTGAGCGCCGACAGGCTGTGTGACGAATATGAGCGCGTATGTAATACCAAAGCATATGATGACAAAGACCACTGACAGACTGATGCCAATAATTAAGATTAAGCGAGCGTGTATGTCTTCAGGGGTTAGGCGGCGATGGTATTTCGGGCTCTGATTGCTCAACGATGTCGCCAACCAGGTCTGAAGCACAGACCCCCGTGACTTTACATTTCGGCGGCTGGCATTCGGGCTCATACCAGTTGTCGAACTCTTGGCAGGGGTATCTGACCCAGCCGTCATATCCACAGCTCGATACCCCTAGCGCAAGAATTCCAGCGATTAAGAGTTTGAGCGCCCGAATGCTGAATCGTTTGGATTGAGCCATCGCAAGATTACTGGTGCAACAGCTGCAACGCCAGCGGTCGCAATTGCTTTGGGATCAGTCACGCCTGCCATATAAACAGCTAAACCAGCTGCTAAGAATGAGCGCAACCATGATGCGAGAAGTGCCTTCACTTGTTCCATTTCTTGCCTTTCTTCTTAACTTTGCCAGCGGCTTCCTCGCTTGCCTTGACTTCAGGATACGCCAGAGCGCTCACTGAATACTTTGGTCTGGCGAATCCCACCACTGGCGAGCCTTTGCCCCAGGTGCGTGTCTTAAGCATGACCATGCCGCCATTGCGCTGATCTCCACCAGTCGGCGCTGTGTTGCCCTCGACTGTTATCAATTTGTTATCTTCAATCGCAACGACAATTCCAATGTGACTAATGCGATCAACGCCATCATTCGGGAAGTCAAAGAAGACTAGATCGCCAGGTTGCGGGTTCTCAACATGCCAGCGCGCGACATCTTTCATTCTTTGTGCTCCCATTGCAGTGCTCACCATTGATGGCAATTTCACAGCTGCATGATGAGCGCACCAATTGACGAATGATCCACACCAGGGCAATCCATTCGCCTTTGTGTGCTCGCCATATTTTGTTATATTGTCAGGCGTTTCAATGTAGCCGACTTCAGCCAATGCAATTTCGCAAAGTCTTTGCGCTGTGCTGTCAGGATAAATTGTCATAATTAACTAAAAAGCAATTTCGCTTCTTCTTCAGTTAAGCCTAAGCGCTCCAATACTAAAGTTTTTGAAGTTTCTTTTGCCTCAAGTGCAGCGATAGTCTTCTCATATAATTCTAAATCTTTTTGAGCTTGAGCAATTTCTTGCTCATTAGGATCACGGGTAATTACTTCGCCAGTTTCGCAATTTATTTCAGTTATTTTCATTTTAAGATACTCCATATAGGGTTGCTGTTCCGTCTGTGAAATTACCGCTACCAGATACTATGCTTAAACTTGTTATAGCACCTGTGCCATTCATATTTGCGCCTGCGACATCTGAGGCAGTATAACTTCCACCTGAGGTGCAAGTCATTGCTCTAGTGTCGCATTGCTTAAAGCCATATGTTGAACCTTGTGCATATTCATAAATCCAGCTACTCACATTGTTAAAGTTAGCTTGTGCAGCGCTTGTGCTACCTAAATTCGACGAATTGAAGAATTCAGTAGTTGAGACACCAAAAGTGGAATTGAAATAGGTTGCAGTATTGCCATTAGATCGCAAGTAAAGCGCGTTAGAACCTCGCCAATTATTTATGGTCAATAATAGATGTTTGTATGTTCCTGGTATTGAGCTGAATGTAATAGTGCTAGACCCTGAAAGACTTTGCGTTGAGATTGCAGTCAAGCCGCCCGTCGTAATTGAAGCCCATTGAAGTCCTGTTGCGGTTGCAGAATTGGCTTGAAGATAAGTTCCGTTGCTGCCTACTGCTAATCTTGCGAAAGTATCTGCACCAGTTCCAGCAACTAGATCACCTTTCGCATCAATTGCGGTTGCCATTGAATTTGTTATCGTCACCGCGCCTGAAGTGCCACCGCCGCTGATTCCAGTGCCAGCTGTGACTTCTGTGATGTCGCCTTGATCATTAGCGATCCAGACAAAATCCATGTCAGTATTGGAATTCTTTGCAAGTATTTGACCTGATGTTCCACCTTTAAGATCAACCAATGAAGCATCAATGGAATCGCCAAGTGTCTCAATTGCAGTCGCGCCGTCTTTAACTAAATCTGTCGATGTGGGAACTGACCAGCCAAAGTTCGGGGTTGTCGTTGCCATGCCTTCTCCTTTATGCCACCACTGTGGCTTCTAACCAGGTAAGTGTAGGAGACAAAGAGCCCCAATACTCGCCGACAGGCACAT